GTCACCAGTACCAGAGTTACGGGCAATATAGCGAACCTGCAAATGCTTATATGTTCCAGAAATGTTGTCAAAAGTTACTGTTGAACTTCCACCTGAACCAACAGTTGTAGTAGCAATAGATTCAAAGTCACCCAGGTTCGTAACCAAACCGTTACCAACCCAAGCACCAACCAAAGTCGAAGGACGAGTACGCGCACCCCTGCTCATGCGACCACCAAAGTATGATTGCCTGTAGCGGTGAACGTGTGAATCGTGTAGCCACCGAGGTAGGTGATTGTTCCGCCTGTTGCAACCATGTCGTTGTTTGATGGGTAACGAAGAACAACAATCCCTGAACCACCAGCACCACTGTTACCAGTATGAGAACCGCCACCGCCACCGCCCGTGTTCACAGTTCCATCTGTCGCGTTGCTAGAACCCTGCGCACCAGCACCGCCACCACCAGCACCACCAGTTCCAGCAGTACCAGAGTTCTGTCCACCGCCAGCACCGCCAGCGTAAGTTACAGATGAACCAGTTATCAGCGACGCTAAACCCGCACCACCTGAACCAGCAGTACTAGTTACACCGTTTGAACCAACGGCACTAGCACCACCGCCACCACCAGAACCTTCAGTTGTTAAACCGCCAGCAGAACCTTTACCACCGTTGTTTCCTTGACCAGAAGTTCCAGTTCCTCCGACTATGGCTGCGTTACCATCCTGGTACGAACCACCACCACCAGAACCACCAGTTTTTCCAGACCTACCGTTTGCACCGCCACCGCCACCTCCAGTTGCAGTCGCAGAACTAAACACGGAGTTAGCACCGCTGTTTCCGTCGGTAATGCTAGTTGTTTGGCTTGCTCCACCAGCACCAACAGTAATCGTGTATGAAGTTCCAGTAGTTACGGGAAGCGAGCCGACGAGCATACCGCCAGCACCGCCACCACCACCGTATCCTTTACCGCCACTACCGCCACCACCGACAAGTAAATACTCAACCAAAAACTGGCGACTAGTCCAATCAGAAACAGCCGAACCAACCCTGTTACGAGTATCCCAACGAAGCGTCATGCTTCGACCCTACGAAATCTGATTAACGAAGCCAGTAAGAAGAATCACATCAGCCGTACCAGCAAACGCCTTCACCACTTTCGTGTTCTGCAAAATCAAACCAGGAACAACCAACACCAAACCAGCCTCAGCAGCAATCGTCAACTCAATGTTGCCATCAGTAGCCGTAGCAGTACCCCACTCCAACGTGAGTTTCACAGCCGAAGAAGAAGTGTTATTCGCATACAACCAAATCTCATCACACAAACCAGCAGTAGTAACAGTCGTATACGCGGTGTGAACCGTTACCGCAGCACCAGAGTTAATACCAGTGACTTTGACAGCCATACCATCAGTAGAACCCGACAGTTTTCTTTTTGTAAATGTTGCCATAATTACTCCTTAACTAAAAACTTGGACGGCCATAACGTTTTGGTCTGAATCTGATGCCGAAGCAGCGACAGCCCACTTTACACCAGAAGCCTGAGTAGAGTCTGCCACAAGAGCATAACCATCAGTACCAACAGCCACACGCGCAGGCGTATTCGCAGCAGAAGCAACAACAATGTCACCCTTAGCGGTCATCAGACTTGCAGGGGAAGTCTGCCAAGCCACACCATTAGTTGCAGTCGAATCAGCACCCAACACGAAATAGTTTGTGCCAACAGCCAAACGGTTCAAAGCCGAACCAGTAGTAACCAACAAGTCACCCTTAGTCGTAAGCGCGGCGGCTACAGCGTTAGCTTGGTCAGCGTCAACAGCGGTAAAAACTGGATAGCAGGTAGCACCAGCATTGTGTGAGGCGGCAGTAGTACCGTCAACTCCACGAGTGATGCTTGATAGCGAGGAACCTGAGCGTGAACCTACAAGTACTTTTTCTTCGGTACTAAGACCTGGGTCGATAACCATGTAGAACGAACCGTTAGCGGTGTTGTTCCAATTGGTTACGTCACCAGTAAGAAGCGCAGAGGTATCGCCAGAGGTAATGGCGTTGGTCAGAGTACATGCGGGTGCCGCACCTGCATATGACCGTCTCGCTGCGTATGGCATTTATAACTCCTAGTCTTGTACTGAACGCATTGTAACTGTACAGGTTCCCTCTAGGTCCCAGTTGGTCTGGTACCCGTCAGCAACCTCAAATTGTAAGTCTTCTAATACTACAGAAAATGTTTCAGTGTTTTCTTGGTAGTTTACCACACGCGGATTTGTTACTAAATCACGCAAAGCTCGTAGTTCTGATTCAACATCGAAGTAGTAGTCGGTGTCGCGCACATGTAGACGGTGGTGCATGAGGATTGGTACACGGAATACTTGGCTTCGGGCTGGGCTGGCATAGGCTCGTGCCATCCAACGGGTGAGGGTTGGTGCGGTGGTTGCTGAACCTCTGTTGAGTGTCAGTTTGAACTTGGCTTCAATGAACTTGGACTGTGGACCAGTGGCTACCGATTCGGTTCCGAGTGCCAGGTTGTGTGGTGACATGTCGGTGTAGTCGCCAGAGTCAAGGGAGATGCTTGGGGTGATTGTTCCGTATAGCGGGGTGGTTCGGATGTCGAACTTGGCTACGAACTTGCGGTCTGGGATACCCCAACGGTATGTGCCTGTGACGATTTCTCCGCTGGTTACAAGGTTGGCTGTGTCTTCAACATAGATACCATCGCCCGATACAGAGAACAGTCGTTTGTTACTGAATGTTGCTACTGCTAGAACGTTTGATGTTGAGGTGTGCATCAGGTCTGTGGCATGGGCTGGGGTGTTCGTGGAGATAAACGTGGATAGGTCTAAGCGTCCGATGCCACTTGATATACCGTCATAGTTGGACCAGCTGAACCAAACATATTTGTCTTCGGCTGTAAACGAAACAACATTGCCACTTGTTGGGATAAGTGCGCCAGCTGTAAGGTTCGCAGCGCTGTCTGGTGTTGCGTAACGCACACCTTTGTTTGTGCCGATGAGTATTCCACCGAGATAACCAAATACAGTTAAAGGTATTTCCCCTGATGGAAGTTCGAGAGCTACTACTGGCTGGTCAAGTACACCTGCTGCGGTGATAGTGATTTTGTAGATTGCTCCGCGTGTCCCTGCATATCCTGCAGCGTAGATTGCGTTTTGTCCTGCAGCAAAACTTACCCAGTTCCATGTTGCTATCGGGTGTGCGTAGTCATCTCCGCCGATGTTCCCTGATGGGTTGTAGTACAGGTCAGTGGCATAACCACCTGATGCGTCACCAGAAACCATAAGGTTTCCTTTAACAAAGTCAACATAATACAGTTGGTGTCCGTAAGCAACGTTTGATGCTACGCCTGCTGCAGTGTATTTCCATAGCCCGAAACTGTTTGTTGTGCCAGCGTAGGTTAGATAAACGTTTGTACCATCGGATGCTATGTCGCGTGGTGTTAAACCGCTTGGCAGTCCAGTAGCAGTTGTCCACGTTGGCGAGGTTGCAAACGGGTCTGTTGTGTATTTTAGGTCTTGCCCATCTACAACATAAACCCTGGTGTCAGTAACCACAAGTGGAAGGTTGGTGTTCGCAGAGTTAAGTGATTCTTTGACAGCGTTAAGTAGCGTGGCTTGTCCCTTGGTCCACGGGTTTACACCTTTACTAGATGAGAACCTGTAGTCCTGTGCTTCAGCGGTGTCAGCATATTTTTGTCCAGCACCATAATGCCATGATGTTTCACCGCGCCGCCATAAACCTTGCGGGTTGATAGCTGCTTCACCTGGGGTAGTTGACTGGTCAACAGAGTCACGCACTCGTGGTTCGAAACCGCGTGTGAATGTTCCAGCTTGCTGGTCAATGAGAAACGGGCGACCATCAATAGCAATAGGGAAAATGTCTGGTACAAGGTTTGTTGTTGTCCCGCCAGCAAAGAACTGTGGCGCTGGGATGAACGCATCTGTAAACCTGTAGAGAGTTGTTGCCACCGTTTAGTCCTTAGACAAAAAAGTTGGGTATGACCTCGTTAGTCGTGCGGCTTCTGCTTGGATACGGTCACGGCGCATCCTTTGCAAATTGGAAATCGAACCACCTACCGCACCAACTGGTACTTCTGCTGCGCGTCGTGTGTCGCCTTGTGATTCGGTGAAGTTGCGTTTAATTTCTCGTGGTGACATCAAACGAATTTGCGCGCCAATCGCAACAATATCTGTGACCGTATCTTGAATCCCGCCAGTTGTGTTTATGTCAGAGGATTCGGTTGAAGCGGTCACATATGGTGCTTTGTAGACGACGCGAAGGCGACCTGGGAATACCCCTTGGTCGAACCGTAGCGCGAAGCCTGATGCGAAGTCGTCTGTTGGGACATCACGCACGAGACGTACTTTGCGTGCGACAGGATAGTCGTCAACCATGTAGCGAACAGAAACACCAAGTAGGTCGATGATGTCGGTTACACCTGTGAGGTTTATCATGGTGTCTGAACCGTTGTAATCAATGTTTAAGGTTTTGACTTGGAACAAACCATTCATCGGTGATGACAGGTCACGAATTTCGTCGTTGACTGCTTCCAGTACTTGTGAGCGTGGGAAGCGTGGGCTGACAACAATTATTGCGTCAGCTGTGTGACTTGCTGCGGTTGTTCCGTTGAAGCCGCGCTCGACTGTCATCGTTTTTGTTGCTGAATCAGTTGCCCAAATGTACATGAGTTCTGAATCGATTTCGCAAACCTGTCCAGCACGCAACCCTTCAAGGGCATATGTCGCAATAACACTCGTCACGGACGAGTTGATACTGGACGCTAGTTTGTTGCGCGGTTCAACTGTTCCCGATAGCAGTTGTCGCAACGTCCTATCGATGACGGTTGCGGCTGTGGTCATTTACTTTTTTTTCTTAGCCTTAGCCTTTGGTTTGCCGTACTCCATCATCTTTTCTTTGGAGCCTTCTTTCATTTCATGCTTCTTCTTGGCAGCTTTAGACTTGTACATTTCACCTTTAGCAGACATGATT